GCTATTTGTAAATATGTTTTCGAGGCATTTATCACTAGAACCATCCCATCCCATCAAATCAGCAGGAGTCGTTTCTAGCACCTTGGCTAACGGTTCGAGCACTGTAATTGGCAGATCCTTGATATCATCTTTTTCATACCTATATATTGTTGCGCGATTTTTTCCGAGTTTTAGAGCAACTTCATCAACACTTAAACCTAAGTAGAGCCTTCTGTTTTTAATTCTTTGCCCTATCGTCATTTTGTTCACCGCCTTATACATGTATTATAATACAGTATTCGCAAATATGCAACTACTTTTATTTGGAAAAACAAAAAAATCGCATAAAATGCGAAAAAAGTATTGACTTTCGAGACAATGCATTGTAATATACAATTAGTCGCACGAAATGCGACAAAGAAAGGAGATGATGGAGTGGTAAATGTGAACAAACTCAGAGCGAAAATGGTCGAGAACGGCATAAATGCTGAAAGCATGTCAAAAAAGATCGGAATTGACAGATCTACATTTTACAGAAAGTTATCGGCGGATGGTCAAACATTTACGATAGGTGAGGCTGATGTTATTTCTAAAGAGTTAAATCTGAACAGGAGCGAAGTGAATAACATTTTTTTTAGCCAATTTGTCGCATAAAATGCGAAAAACGAAAAATTGAAAATAGGAAGGAGATCAAATGAACGAACTAATTAAAGTAAATTATGACTCAGAACATCCGACAGTGTCGGCAAAAGATTTACATGAAAAGCTAAACATTGAAACACCGTTTAAGAAATGGATTGATCGCATGTGTGATTACGGTTTTGAAGAGTCGAAAGACTTTTGGACAAAAATGTCTAAAAGTACAGGAGGGCGTCCATCAACGGAATACAATCTTTCTGTTGACATGGCGAAGCAGATCTGCATGATTCAAAGATCACCAGAGGGGAAACAAATTCGCCAGTATTTCCTTGATCTCGAAAAGGCATGGAACACCCCGGAGCAGGTAATGGCAAGAGCCTTAAAGATGGCAGGAAAAACCATTGACAGTTTAAAAGACAGATGTAAGTTCCTCGGAGGACAAGTTGTAGAGCAGCAGAAGCTGATCGAGGAAATGACACCAAAAGCGAATTACGTTGACCATATTCTGGAATCAAAATCACTGGTGGCAACAACACAGATCGCAAAAGACTATGGAATGTCTGCAATACGGTTTAATCAGATTCTAAACAGCTTAAAAATCCAGTATAAGGTCAATAAACAGTGGGTGCTTTATTCAAAATATCAGAATTGCGGATATGTGCATAGCAAGACAATCGATATTACGAGAAGCAACGGAAATCCGGATGTGACAATGCAGACACAGTGGACGCAGAAAGGTCGGCTCTTCTTATATGAGGAACTTAAGAAAAATGATATTTATCCGGTTATTGAGCAGGAAGCTGCGTAGTTGCTCAAAACAACACAAACGAAAGTGAGGTGCAAAATGCCGACAAGCATTAAAGTCATCTTCGTACTATGGGTGTTTGCAATTATAATGATCCCTATTATGCGCTTGATAAATAGGATTTTCTACGAAGAAGCAGGAGATTGGATGACATTAATCTATGCTATATATTCGCTCATAGTATGCATTGCTTTTAGTCGCGTAGTGGTCTATGTCGTCGAAGTTCTTTCTTAATGCAAGGAATAATTTCGTAGATGAAGTAAATGAAGCAATAGAGTAGGAGGCGACAAGTAATGAAATTCAGTGAAAAACTAAAACAAGCTATGCAAGAATTAAATCTTAATCAGCGGCAGGTGTGCGGTCTGACGGGGAAAAGTAAAGGGTCTGTCAGCCAGTACCTTTCTGACAAACAGATACCATCAGAAGATGTTCAGGCTTCCATAGCAGTAGCACTTGGACTTGAAGAAGACTATTTTTCCAAGAAAGATGAAACGGTTGTTGTGCTCCCGGCACAAGAAGTAAGGAATGGAATTATCCCTAAATTAGAAGTTGAGGAAGCTGCGAGATTTTTTGGGATGCATCCTACTACTGTAAGAAAAGGATTGCAGCAAGGTGTGTTCCCGTGGGGCTACGGTATTCATACATCTGAAAATAGATGGGTGTACTTCATCAATGCAAAACGGTTTGCGGAGATTGAAGGTGTAGTGATATGAGCAGATTAACAGTGAGATTTGAGAAAGGAGGTGGACAAGTATGAGCATTTTAGGATTTTTTAATAAGCATGGGAAAATCGAGCAATACGAAAAGAAAAGTGAGCCGATGGGGGATATCATTCCGTTTCCGGAGAAAGAAAAGAAGGAAAAGAAAGGGTTAGAGTATCTGCAATTTATCGATATTAATCACCCAATAAAAAAGAGCGCACGGTCTGCAAACCATTAAGCGCTCATGTAATAATCCAATTACAGGATAAACGATAATAGGAGGAAAATCAAGATGAAAAAATTTGAATTAACCAGTGAATTTGTGACTTTTTTAGGAAAGAAGCTTTTTAGAATTAAGGCACTAATCTCTTTTGGGAATGTGAAAGAAGGAGAACTTGGTGGATTTGTGGAGAAAGAAGAGAACCTTAGCAATGATGGCAATGCTTGGGTGTACGGCAATGCTAGGGTGTACGGCAATGCTAGGGTGTACGGCAATGCTAGGGTGTACGGCAATGCTAGGGTGTCCGGCGATGCTAGGGTGTACGGCAATGCTTGGGTGTCCGGCGATGCTAGGGTGTACGGCAATGCTTGGGTGTCCGGCAATGCTTGGGTGTACGGCGATGCTAGGGTGTCCGGCGATGCTTGGGTGTACGGCGATGCTAGGGTGTACGGCAATGCTTGGGTGTCCGGCAATGCTTGGGTGTACGGCAATGCTAGGGTGTCCGGCGATGCTTGGGTGTACGGCGATGCTAGGGTGTCCGGCAATGCTTGGGTGTCCGGCGATGCTAGGGTGTCCGGCGATGCTAGGGTGTACGGCAATGCTAGGGTGTCCGGCGATGCTTGGGTGTACGGCGATGCTAGGGTGTCCGGCAATGCTGATTATGCAACAGTGCAGGGGTTCGGCTCAGAATATCGCACAACTACATTTTTTAGGACAAAAGCAGGAGATATCGGTGTGAGATGCGGTTGCTTTTATGGCACTTTAGAGGAGTTTAGAGCAAAGGTAAAGGGTGCACATGGGGAAACTAAGATTGCGAAAGAGTATTTGATGGTTGCAGATCTTATGGAATTTAGATTTTCGAAAGGAGGAAGCATAGATGAAAAAATGGGAATTTAATGATGATATACCGGCAGAGGAGGCAGTAGGGCTGATTCGAGCAGTGGAACGTTACATCAATAGTTCTATTGGTGACGAATTTATGACAACAGTCGAGAAAACAATGTTGGCAATTCTTGGAATAGAAAAAACAGAGGAGGAAGAACAATAATGGCAAATTTATACGAAATCAATGAGTCGATTGTAGCAGCATTCGAAAGAGGAATCGATGCGGAAACAGGGGAAATTCTCAGCGAGAAGGCGCTTGAAGAGTTAGCTAAACTGGAAATGGAGCGTAATGAAAAGGTTGAGGGAATCGCTTTGTGGATTAAGAATCTTCTCGCAGATGCAGAGGTGCTTAAAAAGGAGAAAGAGGTGTTTGCGCAGCGTCAAAAAGCAGCGGAAAACAGAGCGGCATCCCTTAAAAAATACTTATCAGGTGCACTTGCAGGGCAGAAATTTGAGACAAGCAAGGTAAAAATCGCCTTCCGAAAGTCGGAAAGTGTGGAAGTTACGGATATTTCAAAGATAGATGATGATTATCTGAAATATGCGGAGCCGACAGCTGATAAGACAAAAATCAAAAAGGCTCTGAAAGAAGGGATTGATTTGCAGGGAGTGCGACTTGTTGAAGGGAAAAATATTCAGATTAAGTAGGAGGATTAGATAATGAGTAAGGTAATTTGTATCGCCGGGGAATCCGGTTCGGGGAAGACGACAAGTATGAGGAATTTAGATCCGAAGACAACATTCTACATTGACGCAGACTGCAAAGGATTGTCTTGGAAAGGTTGGAGAAGTCAATACAACACTGATAACAAGAACTATAAGGCAACAGACGATGCCAACGTTGTTAGAACGTTTATTAAGAGACTGGCAGAAGGTTGCCCTAACATTAAAGTTATTGTGGTTGATACAATCAACGGACTTATGGTTGCAGACGAAATGAGGAGAAGCAAGGAAAAAGGATATGACAAATGGGTCGATCTGGCCGCATGTGTGTGGGATCTGGTTTGCGAATGTTATACATATCGTGATGACCTGACAATCGTCTTCACCGCTCACACTCAAACGGATCATGACGAGAATGGTTACATGTTCACACGGATTAAGACATCTGGCAAGAAATTGGATAAGATTGTGCTGGAAAGTAAATTTACAACAGTCCTTCTCAGCAAATGTGTTGATGGGCAGTATAAGTTTGAAACGAGAGCAAACAATAGCACAGCGAAATCTCCTTTAGGAGCATTCGAGGAATTTGAGATTGATAACGACATCGTAGAAGTGATTAAAGCATTGGAGGAATTTTAAATATGAGAAAGCCAAATAATTTTGATAATACAAAAGCACAAGGAGATTTTACTCCGGTAGAACTTGGAGGACATATCATGGTAATTAAGGATGTTACGGAGATGAAGTCCAAGAATGGGAAAGATATGATCAGAATTTCTTTCGATTTTGCAAAGAATGATAAGCAGCCAGGATACTTTGAAAAAATGTTTAGAGATGATATCGGACCGGATAAAAAATGGCCAAATCAAGCGACTCAGTACATCTTGACAGAGGATGCTGATGGAAATTGTAGCAGGTCATTTAAAACATTCATTACTTGCGTAGAGCATTCCAACAAAATGGAAGTGCAGTGGGGAGATAATTTTGAGCAGCAGTTCAAAAATAAAGTAATCGGTGGAGTGTTCGGACCGCAAATGGATTATTACAACGGAAAAGAAATCGAGAAAAGAGTTCTTAGATGGTTTACGTCTGCTGACAAGGTAAAAGATGCACAAGTGCCAGATATGTCGGAAACACAGGCATACAAGAATCATCTTAACGGATATCATCCAAATTCAACTTCCGCAGGGGATGGATTTATGAATATTCCTGATGGAATCGATGAAGAACTTCCGTTTGCATAGAGGTGGAATAGATGGATATACAAATTGATAGCCGGGAAAAGGCAAGAGCAATTAGGAAAATTGTAAAGACTTTTGATGAGAGTGGAGTCAAATACTTTTCTAGTAAGTTATTAGTTGGGGATTACATGTCTTTGGACAATCCCCGGCTGATCATTGACAGAAAACAAAACCTACAGGAACTTTGCGGAAATGTTTGCCAGCAACATGAAAGGTTTAAGAGAGAGCTGCTTAGAGCAATGGATGCAGGAATTCAGCTCATCATATTAATTGAACACGGACAAGGCATAAATAACATTGAAGATGTTTATTTTTGGAAGAATCCAAGGAAACATGAAGTACGTTTTCGGACTGTAAATGGAAAAAAGGAAAGATATGTGGTGTCAACAAAGGCAGTGGACGGAAACCAGCTCTACAAATCCCTTTGTACTATCAGGGATCGATACAATGTGAGGTTCGAATTTTGCGAGAAAAAAGACACCGGAAAGAAAATCATTGAATTGTTAGGCAGGAAAGATGAATAAAGAAGAGATTAAGAAAACATACAGTATGAGGGAAATTGCAGAGCGGTACGGATTCCAAGTGGATCGGGCGGGATTTATTCACTGCCCATTCCACCAAGGGGATCGGGGAGCATCATTAAAAATCTATCAAGATAGCTTTCATTGCTTTGGGTGTGGGGCAAATGGAGATATATTCACGTTTGTTCAGCTGATGGACCAGGTTGACTTTAAAGAGGCTTTCCAAAGCCTTGGGGGAACCTATGAAAAGCCAACATTTCATTCGAAGCTATCCATATATAGGAGTAAAAAGAAAGCAGATCAGCGAAAAAAAGAACAAGATAAGCTTAAAAAAAGAAGAGAGCTTAATAATGTGCTGATTGATGTGTACCGCGACTATATGGATCGATCAGAGCCATTCAGCGAGACTTGGTGTGACTGCTACAATGCTCTGCAATATCAGTTGTACCTGCATGATATTTTAAACAGTGAGGAGGTGAGAATGTGAAAGAAATGAGCGAATTTGATGCAGACAGCATATTAGATGATGAAGTCTTCATTGAGCTGTTTGAGATGGAAGATCCGATTCTCCGGTCGAAAACAAAGGTTCAACTCACTAGGAGAGCTAAGCAGCTGGGAGTTAAATCAGATTTTGAAGAGATATTAAAGGGGTACAACCAGGCAGATCGAGAAATGAAAAGGCAGGAGCAGGAAAACAGAACTGTCTGCACAGTGGATAATTACACCAATTTCACGGGACCTCATGATCGAATGTATTGCGGTGCATGGATAGCAGATGATCGAGGAGTCTTTGCTCAGAATTCCGGAAGAGTTGATGAGGTAGCCTGTTATCATCCGATTCTGCCAGTGGAGAGGCTGCGTAATCTCGAGACTGGAGAAGAGCAGATCAAGTTGGCATACAAACGAAATAATCAATGGCAGGACATTGTTGTGCCAAAGACAATGATTACATCGGCGAATAAGATTGTGGCGCTGTCCGGAAGAGGAATATCTGTCACATCAGAAAATGCAAAGCTGTTGGTCAAGTATCTCGCTGACGTGGAAAATGGAAATGATGACTACATAGATGTGCAATACTCCACAAGTAAGCTAGGATGGATTAACGATCAGTTTATCCCCTATGATACAGACATTATCTTTGATGGTGATAATCGCTTCAAACAAGCTTTTGAGAGTGTTTCAGATCATGGAAGCTTTGATGTGTGGCTAAGGCATGTCCGGGAGCTTCGAGCATCTGGCAGGATGGAAGTGAAATTTCTATTAGCTGCATCATTTTCCAGTGTATTAGTGCAAGTTCTTGGCGGGCTCCCGTTTTTCGTGGACTTATGGGGAGAAACAGAGGGAGGAAAGACAGTATCTTTGATGGTCGCTGCTTCTGTGTGGGCGAATCCAGATGAGAGTAGGTATATTGGAAATTTTAAAACTACGGATGTTGCACTGGAGTCAAAAGCAGATATGCTGAATCATCTCCCAATGTTTTTGGATGATACAAGTACGGTCTCAGCGAGAATCAGGGACAATTTTGAAGGAATTGTTTACGATCTGTGTTCCGGGAAAGGGAAGAGCCGGTCTAACAAAGAACTTGGAATCAATCGAGAAAACCGCTGGAGAAACGTGATGATCTGCAATGGAGAACGGCCATTAAGCAGTTATGTCAATCAAGGTGGAGCAATTAATAGAATCTTAGAGGTCGAGTGCGGTGAGAAAATATATCAAGATCCACAGAAGACGGCAGAAACAGTGAAGAAAAATTATGGACATGCAGGGAAAGAGTTTGTGGAGATTATAAAGGAACTCGGTGAGGACGAAATTCGTTCTATTCAGAAAGAATTTCAAAAACAACTTTTAGATACGGACAAGATGCAGAAGCAGAGTATTTCACTTTCTATCGTTCTTACAGCGGATAAAATCGCCACAGACTATATATTTAAGGATGGACAATATATTTCTATGGAAGAAGCAAAAAAGGTGCTTATAGACCGAAACGAGCTTTCAGATAATGAGCGCTGTTATCATTTCATCCAGGACAAGGTGGCAATGAATGGACATCGGTTTGATGCAATGACGAGCTGCGAAAAGTGGGGAATTGTTGAGAATGGATATGCAATATTTTACAATTCTGCGTTTGACCAGATTTGCAAGGATGGTGGATTTTCTAAAAAGTCTTTTCTTTCGTGGGCGGCGAAGAAAGGAATTATCCAGCAGGACAGCAAAGGAAATCATACAAAGCAGAAGAAGATTGACGGGAAAAACTCGAGGTGTGTGTTCTTACAACTGAATCCGGAAGAAAATGTGGATGATGATGGATTCGCGAGCATCGATGAGACACAAGAGGAGTTGCCATTTCAATAAAAAAGGTAGCAAAGTAACAAGGTAACAACGGAAAAACGCGCTATATAAAAGAGCGTTTTGTGTGAGAAATCCAAGAAATATGAAATCCCTATATAGGGTAAAAATCATTGTTACTTTGTTACCATAGCTTGAAAAGCCGTCAACCATGCTGGTTTGAGCAGGTAGCAAGCGTTTGTTACTAATACGAAATATTTGATACTTTGTTACGAAAAGGAGTAAATATGCACGAAAAAATAACAGATATTCAAAATTCTTTCTGGAAAGCCTATAAGGACTTTAGAGAGAATCAAGATTATAAACAGTATAACGCATCAATCAAGACGATTGCCAATAAATATCAGTCAGACAAAGAGATGCTTGATTTTATAAAATCCTTATTAATTGCATGGACTCCGGTAATTAATTTATGGAAGGAGTGATCCTATGCTGTGGATGGCAGTGACTGCAGATCGATTTGAATTGCCTCTTTGCGTGGAAGAATCAGCAACTCTCCTGGCAAGAAGATTACATACCACGGAATCAACAGTGCGTGCTAGGAGATCGAGGCAGAACAATGGAAAGATATGCGGATACAGGATAGTGGCAGTAGAGGAGGAAAGATAAGTGATAGAGATTAAATTACAGGATGGATATTTTATCGAGATAGATCCATTAAATTACACATTGAGACAGAGGTATTCCGGGAAGAAAAAGGATGGCGAATCGAAAGAATCTGTCAGAACACATGGATATTACGGAAGTATCCGGCAGGCGGTGGACAAATATATAACTCTTTCTCAGTTCGACTTTATGGACGGCATGAGCGTGAACCTAAAAGAATATGTAGATCTAATTGAAAGACTTAATAAATCGGCCGTACAGAGGATTGAGAGTGCTATCGGGAGGTGATCGATACTATGAGAGAGAATATGGGAGATCACACATGGACAGAAGAGCCGTGCAGTTCCTTCTGGGAAGAGGTAGAGAAGAGAATGAATAGAATTAAGAAAGTGACGAAGAAGAGCTATAAAGGTTGCGAAGCTTGCAGATGGCATGGCTTAAATGGCGGCACTTGCAAAGGCGGTAAGGCAAGATGTGGGCAGTTTGCAGCGGAAAGGGAGTAATAAAGATGGATGATTTGATAATCGACTGTTTCGCTGGCGGAGGCGGAGCAAGCGTAGGGATAGAGATGGCACTTGGAAGGCAAGTAGATATTGCAATTAACCATGATCCGGATGCAATTTTGATGCATAAGACAAACCACCCGAAAACATTGCATCTCACAGAAGATATCTTCAAGGTGGATTTGAAGAAATATGTGCAAGGAAAGCGAGTTGCTTTAATGTGGGCGAGTCCAGATTGCACCAGCCACAGTAAGGCGAAAGGTGGGAAACCGAGGGAAAAAGGGCTTCGAATTTTGCCTTGGGCGGTATACAAACACGCAAAAGCAATTCTTCCTGATGTGATTATCATGGAAAATGTGGAAGAGATTCAGCAATGGGGACCTCTTGATGAAAACGGGCATCCGATTAAGGAACGACGTGGGGAAGACTATAAGAAATTTATCACAGCAATGCAGAGTCTTGGTTATATTTTTGACTGTCGGGAGCTTATTGCGGCAGACTACGGGGCGCCGACTACCCGGAAGCGATGGTATGCGATTTTCCGGAGAGATGGAAAGAATATTGTGTGGCCAAATCAAACACATTTCAGCGATAAACAGCCAAAGTGGTTGGAGTGCGGAGAATATATTGACTGGTCCGATCTGGGGAAATCGATATTCGACAGACCGAAGCCATTAGCAGAAGCAACTATGAAAAGGATTGCAAACGGAATAAGAAAATATGTGTTAGATAATCCAACTCCTTATATTGTGAGGAATAAAGAAGCTGTCGCATTTATGATCCAATACCATGGAGAAACAAAAGACGGAGATACATCGAATAGATATGGTTTAGTAACAGCTTTTATTACAAAGTTCTACAAGAGTGGAATTGGTCAAGGATGCGATGATCCCTTGCACACAATAACGACATCGCCAGGACATTTCGGTCTGATATCCGCATTCCTGATTAAGTACTACGGATCCGGAGGGGGACAAACGCTTACAGAGCCACTTGCAACAATTACTACAAGAGACCGATTCGGACTTGTAAATGCTATTTTAGATATCGAAGATGAGCAGTATGTACTAAAGGATATTTTTCTGAGGATGTTAAAACCGGAGGAGCTTAAACTAATGCAGGGATTTCCGGAAGACTATATTATTGATCGGGATTATAGCTGGAGGAAATATTCAATCGCGAAACAAGTGGCAAGAATAGGGAATAGCGTGGTTCCGATAATGGCGCAAAAATTGGTAGAAGCAAATTGTCCATATTTAAGAGTTGGAGAACGGATACCGAACATACGGATTGATGATAGTCAGGATCAGTTACGGTTTGCGTAAAGGAGAGTGAGGTAGAAAATGGACGAAAAGAAAGTTAGAGAAGCGATAGAAGATTTTAAGGAATTATCTATCCAAATGCGAGAAAGAGGATTTAGTGGAGCTTCTAAGCATTGCAATTTGGCAATCGAAGCACTGGAAAAGCAGTTGCCGAAGAAGGTGAAAATTAAAACATGGTGTCCTTCGTACTGTCCGAATTGTGGATATGAATTATCGGAAGATTTGGGCGATGGATATTACAGACATCCAACATTTTTGGAAAGATGCCCAAACCCTGATTGCGGACAGCGACTTGATTGGCCGGAATAAACGCACGGTGGAGTAACATGGGAGAATTAAAGAAATGCCCGTTTTGTGTAGAACTTCCTTGTAATATCGGTGACACAGTTTACAATAAGTGCCCTTCAAGATTTGGAGGAGGATACAGAACAGATGTAGTTGATAAAATAATTATCAATAAAGATGGGATTTTTCTACATTTTGAAATGGGTTTAATGAAGAACATTAAATGTATTGGCAGTTCATTATTGTTGTCAGAAGAAGCAGCCGAAGCATGGAACAGGAGAGTGGAAGAATGATTTTATTTTGTCCAGATTTGACAGGGAAAGAAGAGGTAAAAGCGGCGTTTATTGAGGACGGAAAGAAAGATAATGACTGGGTTCCAGTAGATGAGAAGCTGTCGGAAAATTTAGAAAAAGTCCTTGTTTGGTATGAGTATTTCCGGTATGGAGAATACAATTGCATGTTTAAAACATTTGGTATTGGGTGGCAACTAGATGGACATTGGAGCGGAGATGTTAGTGGTACGAAAGCACGATGCATAGCATGGCAACCACTTCCGAACCCATATATTAAGAGTCCAAAATAGACACACCTTTTGCATTATAAGCAGCTTGCAAGAATGTATGTATCATATCAGTGGTCATCACCATTCCTTCGGGAATTTGAAAAGAAAAGGGATTGTCTGGAATGGAAAGAAATTCTTGATATAACAGAAAAGTTTCATAAGATTCATATTTTTGATAATTCATAGAAATGCCTCCTTAGATAAAAAAGAATTGATAAGGCAATTATAACATTTAAAGAGCACATGGTAAAGGAGTAAGAAAAACCAAAACAGCATATTATAAAGTATCATGGGAAAGAATGGAGAGAATAAAATGATAGAAGTAATATTTGCAGTAATGCATCTTATTGGAGTAGGGATGATTCTTTTGGTGACGTTGTTCTTTGGCATCCTTGCCTGGTCTGCCGGGGACGAAAGGAAGTGAAAAGATGGACCATAGAAGAAACCGAAGACAGATGAAGTTAGATCAAGAGCAGCACTATGACGAGATGGAAAGTCATAAGGCACCGGACAATGCCGTGAAAGCATTTAAACGTCCAGCATATCAAGAGTATAGCGTAAAACAATGTCTGAGAAAATGGGGAGTTGATTTGAGTGGGAAGATTAAGGAGAAAGGGGATTGATGCCGGTGGATAAGCAGATATTGATCGAGTACGCAGATATGAAAGAAGAAATTAAAGACCTTAGAAGACGGATACAAGAGGATAAGAAAGCACTGGATAAGCTAAACAAGACAGTTGTTACAGATTCTGTGACTTGTGGAAAGAAAGGGAAAAAGCCACTCCGGACAGTGAAGATACACGGAAAGCCTACAATGGCTATTATCCGGAAACAAGCTGCCTATGAAAGAAAGATTGCACAGTTAGAACTGTTGGAAGCCGATCTGCTCGAAAAACAAACGCAAGTAGAAGAATATATACAGCAGATAGAAAAGAGCAGGCTTAGGAGTATGTTTAGACTGTATTACATAGACAATCTGACGTGGGAAATGGTAGCTATGAGGATGAATTATATGTTTCCGAAGAAAAGAATTCCCTTTACGAAAGACAGCTGTCGTAAGTTGCATGATAGATTTTTAGAAAAAGTTTCGTAAATGTCCGCCACTGTCCGCTTCAAAAATGGTAATATGATATCATACCCGAAAAGGGAAAATGATTATAACACTGTTTCTCACTAAGGCGCCCTGCAAAAAGCGGGGCGTTTTCCATGCCATGAATGGATAGGCAGGTTCGATTCCTACACATGGATTAGTAGCATATCACGGTAAATATTTAAAATCTGGAATGCCGCGGAAGTGCTACGGTGTGATATCACGAAAGGCAGATATCCGCCGATCTGCTAAGTAAACAAGTAGACATGATCTATATTTAGTGTTTTAGTCCCCGAGTGCGGATAGGGGAGAGGATGTCAATAAAAGGCATCCTACGGGCGCATAGCTCAGTTGGTAGAGCGATGGTCTCCAAAACCATATGTCATCGGTTCAATTCCGATTGCGCCTGTTGTGGACTACTGCAACCTCCTTTCTTTTGGTTACGTTGCTTGGTTTTGCTTATTATGTTATGCAGTAGTCCTAAAAGTTTAGTGCATCCAGAGATGGGTGCTTTTATTATGTTTTAGAGGTGGTGAGTCCTATGACAGAAAAACAGAAAATATTTGCAGATGAATACCTGATTGATTTAAATGCCACACGGGCTTACCGCACGGCATATCCGTCTGTAAAGAAAGAACAAACGGCAGCACAAGCAGGAAGCAGGATGTTGAGAAATGTCAAGGTTGCCGCATATATTTCCGAGCGAATGGAAGAGAGACAGAAGAGAACAGAGGTAACACAGGATCGAGTTGTACAAGAACTTGCTTCAATCGCATTTGCAAGGGCAACGGATTATGTCGAAGTTAGGTACAATGGTGTAAACAGTACTGTTGTTATAAAACCAACTGCAGAGTTATCGGATGAACAAATATGTGCGATTGCAGGAATTAAAGAAGGGGCAAATGGAATCGAGATAAAGCTGAATGATAAGGAAAAAGCATTGGAACTCCTCGGCAGACATCTAGGTATGTGGAATGATAAGATAAACGTCGAAGGACAGGTGGAAGCCAAAAATCCGTTTGCGGATCTGACGACAGAAGAATTGAAGAAGTTGGTCGGCGATGGATAGGAAGGAACGAATTAAACAAGGGGCTTTGATAGAACTTGCAAAACGTGAGTTCTTTTTTTATTGTCAATTAAAAGCACCGGATTTTTATAAAAGCGATAGAACGTTTTTAGTAAATCTGTGTAATGGGCTTCAAGAGTTTGTGGAGTCTAACGAAGAAGTGTGTATTGTGAATATCCCTCCAAGACACGGAAAAAGCAGAACCGCAGGAAATCTTGTGGAATGGTGTCTAGGGAACGACCCAACATATAAGATTATGACTGGCTCCTACAACGAAACACTGTCTACTATGTTTTCGAAAAATGTGAGAAATAGTATACAAGAGGAAAAAGCTGATGAAAGTAAACCAGTGTTTTCGGACGTATTCCCAGGAGTAAAAATAAAGTACGGAGATGGCGCCATGAATCTGTGGAGCCTCGAGGGTGGCTATAACAACTATCTTGCGACATCGCCTACCGGAACAGCTACAGGATTTGGATGTAATTTGATGATTATAGATGACCTTATCAAGTCAGCGCTTGAAGCAAATAATGCAACGGTATTGGAAAATCATTGGTCGTGGTTTACAGATACGATGCTATCACGTTTGGAAGAGGGCGGGAAAATTATCGTAATTATGACGAGATGGCACAGTGAAGACCTAGCAGGGAGAGTGTTGGAATGGTGTCAAAACAGCAACAAAAAATACCGGCATATAAAGGACAAGGCTCTACTGGATCCTGCTAGATGCTTAATGCTCTGCCCGGAGATCCTCAGCTACGAGTCTTATAAAGATAAAACGAGCGCGATGGGAGAAGATATTGCCAGCGCTAACTACAATCAGGAGCCAATTGATCTAAAAGGACGGCTATACACAAAATTTAAGACTTACGAAGATATACCGCGGGATATTGGCGGGAATCAACTCTTTACGGAGATTAAAAATTACACCGATACAGCTGATGAAGGAAGTGACTACTTATGCAGCATTACTTATGGAGTGTACAACATGGAAGCTTATGTGCTCGATATAATCTATACTCAGGAGGCCATGGAGCACACAGAAGGAAAAGTAGCAAAAATGCTATTTGATCATAAAGTAAACATTGCTGATATTGAGTCGAATAATGGAGGGAAAGGATTTGCGAGAGCCGTAGAAAGCATTTTACAGCAACAATTCCAAACAAATAAAACATCGATTAAGTGGTTTCACCAGTCGCAGAACAAAAAAGCAAGGATTTTATCTAATGCAACTTGGGTGATGGATCATATTTACTTCCCAAAGAATTGGCGTGATAGATGGCCAGATTATTATAAAGACATGAATAAGTATCAAAGAGAAGGTAAAAATGCACACGATGATGCGCCGGATGCAACTACTGGAATCGCTGAGAAAATAAGCAAAGGTAAAATAAAGTTAAAGACCTTTAGAGGAGGAATATAAAATGAATGGGAAAAGACCATACAAATTGCCGGAACCTCTTTTATGTTCCGCTGACAAAGAAATCAATATGGCATTAGTGGGTGAATACATTCGAAAACATGAAGAACGAATGCCAAGGTACAGATATCTTGAGAATCTATACAAAGGATTTCATGATGTATTCCGCCTTCCAGAAAAGGAGTCATGGAAGCCGGATAACCGACTGGCAGTGAATTTCCCGCGTTATATCACTGAGACTTTTTTAGGATATGCTTATGGGATTCCGATTAAGAAATCACATCCGGATGCAAATATCAAGGACGCGATTCTTGAATTTGACCGGGATAATGACATATCGGACCAGGAGTACGAGCTTGCAAAGAAGTGCTGCATCTACGGACATGCTTTTGAGTATTTTTACCAGGATGAAGAAGCAAAGACAAAAACAGTGATCTGTAATCCAAAAGAACTATTTGTCGTCTACGATGATACTGTAAAGAATCGTGCGCTATTCGCTGTCAGATACGGAAAAAGAGACGATAATGTTACAAGGTATGGCGAGATACTTACAAGGACAGAAATCATCCCATTTGAGGGAGAGAAGATGCAGGAGAGTGCGCCGAATCCCTATGGTCGCATTAATTGCGTGGAATATTTGTTAAACGATGAAAGAATCGGACTGTATGAAGAAGTTGCCGGTATGATAGAAGCGTACAATAGAGTGATCGGAGAAAAAGCAAATGACGTGGACTCTTTCGCGGAAGCATATCTTGCGGTGCTCGGCGCCGAACTGGATGAAGAGGGAGTTTATAAGATTCGCGACAATCGGATTATAAACTTATATGGCACGGATAACGCGAAAGATATTATCGTACAGTTTCTCGGCAAACCTACGGCAGATGGAACGCAGGAGAATCTCTTAAACCGATTGGAAGATTTGATTTACCAGACGAGCATGGTAGCGAATATTTCTGATGATAGTTTTGGAAATGCCTCCGGAACCTCTCTTGCATACAAATTACAGTCTATGAGTAACCTTGCCTTGACGTTCGACCGTAAGTTTGAAAAGTCCATGAGAAAGCGATACAAACTATTCTGCTCACTTGCAACGAATGTTCCAGATCGTGATGCATGGAAAGATATTGACTTTACAATGAGCCGAAATATCCCAAAGAATCTCCTCGAGGAAGCGCAGACAGCGCAGGCACTGGAAAGCATTGTATCCAAGGAAACGCAGCTGCAAGTTTTATCTATTGTAAAAGATGCGTCCGAGGAAATCGACAGAATGGAGAAAGAGGACGAAAAGAAGCAACAAACCATCGTAGAAAAGAGGATGTTCGGAGGTGCGGTAGATGGACAGCAGGACGTACTGGAAGAATAGAGAAGAGGAGCAGCGGAAGAAGAATATCGAGGATGAAGCTGAATATGCAAAAGAGATTGAGAAAATCTATGTGAACATGATGGATGAAATCCAGAAAGAGATTAATGGATTCTATGCACGTTATGCAAAAGCAGAAGGAATCACAATCGCAGAAGCAAAAAAGCGGGTATCTAAAATGGATATTGATGCATATAGTCGGAAAGCAGCACAGTATGTTAAGGACAAGAATTTCTCGAAAGAAGCCAATGAGGAAATGAGACTTTACAATGCAGCTATGAAGATTAATCGATTAGAAATGCTGAAAGCTAATATCGGAATGCATCTTGTCGGTGGTTTTGATGAGCTGCAAAAGTATTTTGAGCAGATTCTGACAGGTAAAACACTCGAAGAATTTGAACGGCAGGCAGGAATCCTCGGAAAAACTATTCAGAACAATGCGAAGATGGCGCGATCAATTGTGAATGCCTCTTTCTACAATGCAAAGTACTCAGACCGTATTTGGATGTATCAGGACATGCTAAAAGCTGAATTGTCCAAACTGTTGCAGACTGGTTTGATACAAGGTAAGAATCCAAGAGTACTAGCAAGGCATCTTACCAAGCTGTTTGGAGTAAGCCGGGAAAATGCAGAGCGACTGATGGCAACAGAACTGTCAAGGGTGCAAGCGGAAGCACAGAAGCAGTCTTATATCCGTAATGGATTTGATGAGTACGAATTTATTGCGGAGCCGACTGCCTGCCCAATCTGTCGGGCTTTGGATGGGAAGCATTTTAAGGTATCGAAAATGATGCCCGGAGAAAATGCGCATCCAATGCATCCGAGCTGTCGGTGCAGTACAGCAGCATATATGGATGATAAAGAGTATCGAGAGTGGTTGGATGGGTATTCCAAGCATGGGATGAATTTTGAGGAATGGAAGAAAAATGGAAAATCTGTTGCAAATGATCCTGCCTCTGGTATAATGAGATTACCAAGATACAAGGATGCCGTTATTCCTAAAGCCAAATTTACACAGTATGCACTGAATCCTGATAAAGATCCGAATAAAGCAAAGGCTTTTGAAAAAGCTCTTGGCTACACTATGGATAATGCGGATGATTTAATTGAGCAGATAAATGAGAATCTTCCGAATTATGAAGCTGTAGAAAAAGGAAATCGAGGATGGGGAATGACATATGAAGTCGTTATGAATATCGTAGGTCCTAACGGAAAGACGGCGAAAGTATTAACAGCTTGGATTGATGATAAAAATAGCGGCGAAATGAGATTAACAACAGTCCATGTCGATGATTGAGGAGGCGAAGATTATGATTGAGCTTTACGAAAAATATAAGTTAAAAGATGGGCGAACTGGGACAGTAGTGGAAGTCTTGGGGAATGGAGAAGCTTGCATCTTTGAAATTGACAAAAAAGGAATTGAAGATCGGGTTATAACTGTAACCCGGGAAGAAATAAGCGGAAAAGTATCATAAATACCACCAGTCAAAAAAGGCCGGTGGTATTTTTATACCTATTTAGGAGGCTGATCTATTTGATTGTAGTAAATATAAACGAAGAAAAAATAACATTGGATGGTCATGCAGGTTATGCGGAACACGGAAAAGATATTGTGTGTGCAGCTGTGACAGCACTTACACAAACAATGGTGCATAGTATCAAGGCACTTACCGAAGATAAGCCGGAATACACGGTATCTCCGGGGAAATTTGAAATGGAAATAAAGGATTTATCAGAGAAGTCAAAAACTTTGGTAGATTCTTTTTTTATTGGAATTTGTAAGATAGCAGAAGAATTTCCGGAGCATGTGAAAGTGAGGTGAAAATATGAGTAAAACAGAGACTTTTATCAGAGCAGCAACTACAAGCGAGCAGGCGCTAGTCCTCGAGTTTGCGTATGAGGGAAAAGAGTTCCTTGTGAAGAATTTTACGGACGGCGATGTGTATGTTGCACTGAAAGAAAGCGCGACAAAGGAAGAAAGTGCATTGATTCCAGCGCAGACGGCGCAAACCGTGATTCGGAATAAAAACTACTACGCAGGGAGCAACATTGTCCAAATCATCCCCACCGCGACATCGGAAAAAGGAGTGGAAGTACAATGCTTAAAATGGTAGATGGCACTGGAATCATCGGAGTTGATATGGTATGCCCTCTAGGTGGTGCTGTATCCCCTCCGCAGCCGCCAAATTATGACAACATAGAGATGGAAGGGGTAGGGAGTTTAATGCTTCCAAACAGCTTAAAAGCGCCGCTTGAGAGGTTGGAGCTGATTGGAAATAGTACACAAGGTGAGAATCCATCGCCGGATAATCCGCAGGAGATTAAGAGTGCAGGGAAATACGATGAAGCGAGTGGGAAATATCTGATTGATGTGAAAGTGACTGGTATAGGTAATAAATCGACCCCTTATAAACCTTACACTGAGCAAACCCTTACCCTCACTTCCGACCGCCCACTGACAAAATGGGACAAGTTAGTCGAGCAGGGTGGAGAATATGGGTGGTTGTATCAGTCAGCAAGCGATACTGATGCGAAACCATCTCGGGTAGATTTATTCCCAAATGGGTTTAGTCTTTTTAAAGACTTTGGTAACGGTGTATATGTTTATAAAGTCACTAATATCAAAAAAGCAATTGGATTTCAGACATCGCTTTGTGAACAATTTAAAAATAAAGACGGTTCTTATAGTACTGGAGATTTATTTTGTTATTCCGATCAACCGAGTATGCAAATGCAATATTTTGTAACGAACATTTCAACTTTGGAAAATTTTAAAACATGGATGGAAACTAATCCATTGACAATGGTTTATAAAACTACACAAGCAGAATTCATCCCACTCTCAGAATCCGAACAGACACAACTTAGGAATCTGCACAGTTACAGCGGTACAACGAATATTATGGTAGATAGTGGAGAAGTACCATGTGGAATCAAATTAACCTATCGAAAGGAGAAATAACTATGAACTACGCAAAAATCATGGAAAATGGAACTGTAAGAATCAGCTCCATTAAAAAAGAAGGCTATAAGCCACTCAAAGAAGAAAAGCCGGAGGGATTTAGCAATTTAGTCTTTGTCGGATATACGGAGACAGAAGAGAATGTAATTAAGGAATACGAGGCAGTGGATGACGGAATGAGTGCTTATGGCAAGCTGCAGAAAGACTTAAAAGCAACTCAGACGGCTCAGGAAGTTACAGACCAAGCGGTGCAGGAATTAATCTTAGCAACAATGAAAATGGGGGTGTAAATTATGGCACAGTTTTTAGCAAATAGAATCAAAGGCGGGCATCTGACAATCGGCGAGGTACCGGAGAGTTTAAAAGAGCAGGTGCAGGCGTTACTTTAGGAGGAGAATATGCTTAAATGGCTGAAACAGAGATTTTGTAAACACAAGTACCGTAAGCATTATGACAAGGCTACAAAGGGGTATGTGCGGCGTTGTGTAAAGTGTGGGAAGATTGAATAAGTAAGACATTGACACATAGAGATATGTGTTATTTTTATGCCTTTTTCCGGCAGGCGATAAAGAACCGGAAATCTATTTTAAAGCAATGGTCTGGACAATGGATGGACTGGGGCGGAAGGAGAAGATATGAAATTTAGAGAATTTATGGCATTACAGTTATTTGCCGAAGACGAAGGAACTGGGGCAGAAGGCAATGGATCCGGCGCAAACGGTGAAGGAACACAGGGCAACGAGGAAAGTAATGGAGCTTCCGGTAACACGTTTGAGGACTTTTTAAAAGATGGGAAGAACCAAGCAGAATTTGACAGACGGGTCAATAAAGCAATCGAAACGGCGCTTGGAAATGCAAAAGTGAAATGGCAGGAAGATGCTGATCAGAAAGCAGAAGAAGCAGCCAAAGTTGCGAAGATGAATGCAGAGCAGAAACAGCAGTATGAGATGGATAAACTGAAAAAAGAAAATGAGAGACTGCAGGCAGAGTCTGTTAAGAATCAGCTCAGCAGAAATGCATCCGTAGTCCTTGCAGAGAAAGGTATTGAAGCAACGCAGGATGTTCTTGATTTTGTTGTAGGAGCTGATGAAGCAGATACCAATGCAAGAATTGACACTCTTATGAAAATCGTAGAATCCCAGCTTAAGAAAGCAGAGATCGCTAGAGCAACCGGAACTACACCAAAGACCATGACGAACCAAGGAAGCCAGATGTCTGAATTTGACAAGAGACTTGCGAAGTATAAGTAAAGGAGATTATGAAAATGAAAAACAAAGAATTTATGATGTTACAGTTATTTGCAGATGGAGACAACAATGATATGACGGCAAGGAGCTTTCAGCTTGAGTTTAAAAACCTCTTGCAGGCAGTATTCAAGAAGACAGCTTATTTTGCTGACTTTTTCGGCGGAGAGCTCGAAGCACTTGATGGTGTGAGAGAAAACGAGACAGCATTTTACGTAAAGACATCAGACATCCCAGTTACTGTTGGAACTGGATATGATAAGACGGCAACGAAAGCATTTGGAACAGGAACAGGAAGCTCTAGTCGCTTTGGAGAGAGAGAAGAGATTATCTACAAAGACACGCCAGTCAATTATTCTTGGGGTTGGAATTTTCACGAAGGAATTGATCGGCACACGGTAAACAACGATTTTGATGTTGCGGTGGCAGATCGCTTGGAACTGCAGGCGCAGGCAAAAACCAAGGCATTTAACAAACAGCACGGAAAATTTATTTCTCAGTCAGCAGGAAAATCTTTGAAAGTCACAGATTACACAGCAGATAACGTATTGAAGCTGTTTAACGAACTTTCAAAACATTTCAATAACATCGAAGCAATCGGAACGAAAAAGATTAAGGTTTGCTCAGACCTTTACAATGCGATTGTAGATCATCCTCTGAATACAGCTGCGAAACACTCTACTGTAAACATTGACGGCAACGAAGTTGTGAAATTCAAAGGATTTCTCGTGGAAGAGGTTCCGGACGAATTATTCCAGTCCACAGATTGCGCTTATGCTTATATCGCAGGAGTTGGTAAAGCATTTACCGGAATCAATACAGCAAGAACGATCGAGTCAGAAGACTTTGACGGTGTAGCTTTGCAGGGTGCTGGAAAAGCAGGAGAATTTATCCTGAAAGATAACAAGAAAGCAGTTGTAAAAGTGTCGGCGGGGGAATAGAACCCTCTGACGATGCAGCCTTAATTGGCAGAGGGAAAGTCGGAAAGGCAAAAGTAGGGAAAGACAAATAATATTTGGAGGTATTGAATATGGCATATGTAAAAAAAAGATTGGACAAACGGAGAAGTGATTCAAGAGGCGGCGATGGACAACATCGAAAATGGTATTGCTGCAAATGATGCAAAAAATACACAGCAGGACGGAAAAATCAGCGATATCGATGGGAAACTTGTTAAGGCGGTTGCCGGATCTAAAGATGGTTTGATGTCAAAAGAGGACAAAACAAAACTTGACGGAATTGCCGCCAATGCAAATAATTATGTGTTACCAGCCGCAGGATCTAGTATTGGTGGGGTAAAAAAAGCAAGCGCAGTTGCTAATGTGGCATCAGCTGATGCCGCAGCGGTTGGTGGAGTGTACGCTAAAGCAGAAATAGACAAAATCGTTACGTTGGCAAACGAAACAAAGAAGCAACTAAATGCAACATTAGCAGCACTTAAAACGGCAGGGCAGATGGCGGATGCGTAGAAGGTGATTTGATCAAAAACAAATCATTTAAAACTCTTAGGTGGAGGAAGACGGATGTTAAATGACTTAAAGATAATGCTCGGCATTGAATCTAGTGACAATTCTCTCGATGAAAAGCTGACATTAGTGCTTAATTCTGTGCAGGGGCGCCTAAAGCTCCTGCTTGGAGGAATTGAAGTACCGCAGGAAATGAATCACATTGTCGTAGAAGTAGCGGTAATCCGGTTTAATCGATTAGGTTCTGAGGGCATGTCTTCCCACAATGTTGAGGGCGAGAACATGTCCTACAATGACAATGATTTTGATGGATTTATGAATGAGATACAAGCTTTTTTAGATTCGCAAAAGGAATCAAAGCGAGGAAGGGTGCGATTTATTTGAGATGCGATACAGAGGTTTTCCTCCAGTCGGTTATGACTGGAGAGTACAATGAATCTACCGGAGATTATGGAGACGATATAATCTACGAAGAAAAAAGACATGCCAGCGTTACGGATACCGGCACGGATACGATGAATCTTGTGTACGGTGCTATAAAGCAGGGAAGTAAGACGGTGCGATTACAGATGCACTATAAAAAAACGTTTGATCGTATCCGGATAGGCAACGCCTTATACAGAGTGGATTTTGAGCGGAAACTGCGGACAAAGCATGTGTTTGTAGTATCGGAGGTGCAAAGTGGCAGAAATTAAATTTGAGGGAATTGCAAAGCTGAATAAAGGCTTGAAGAAGAGAATGGATATGAGTGCTGTGAAGACTGCTGTAAAAAAGAACGGCTCAGATATGCAAAAGAAAGCGCAGAGGAATGCTCCGGTAGATACTGGAAATCTTAAGAACAACATCGGTTTGGAGATTTCAGACGGTGGAATGGCCGCCACAGTAGAGCCGACAGCCGAATATGCACCTTATGTAGAACTTGGCACCCGCTTTATGGAAGCGCAACCCTATCTGAAACCTGCATTCGAGGAGCAGAAGAAACAGTTTGAAAAAGATTTGCAGAAACTTGTGAGGTGATATATGGATCCGCAGCAAGAATTATTTACAAAATTACTTACAGAGATCAAAGTATTAGGATATGACGTATATGACGGTTTTTTGCCGCCGGATGGTACGCCGTATCCTTTTGTTTATCTTGCAGACAGTCAGCAGACAGATGATGCCAATAAAACGTCTGTCTTTGGCAATGTGTATCAGACAATCCATGTTTGGCACAACAATCCAAGGCAGAGAGGAACAGTATCAAAAATGTTGTTGACGATTAAAAATACATGCAGAAAATTGGAACACACCGACAATTTTGCATGGAATGTCCGGAATGTAAATCAAAGGATTTTACCGGATAAGACCACGAAACAACCGCTCTTACATGGGCTGTTAGAAATAGAATTTAGTTTTAGTTAGAGAGGAGAAAAAGCATGTTTAAGACAGGTTTACAGTTATTTGCAGAGGCGGTATCCGGTAAGAAAATCGTTTATCTGTACCGCATTGCAGAGAAAGCAAAAGAGGAAGCTGCAAAAAATCTTGCATTCACAACAGAAAATGGAAGAACAAAAAGTAAGGATGCCGAGTCTACGGCTACCAAAGACGGCTCTATCCGTACACCGGGAGCAGCAGAGACCGAAATTACTGCAACAGCCGTATTATCCAAAGGAGATAAGCTGATTGCTGAGCTCGAAGATGCTATGGACAGTGATAAACTTATCGAAATTTGGGAAGCGAATCTTGAAGATTCAGCGGAACCGGGACCGAATAAATTCAAAGGGATGTACTTCCAGGGATACCTTACAGAGGTAGAAATCACATCTTCTGCGGAAGAAAATGTGGAAGTATCTCTTACTTTTGGTATTAATGGATCAGGTAAGAGAGGAGATGTCACAGTGACTACGCAGCAGCAGGAAGTAGCAGCCTATGTATTTAAGGATGCTACGCAGGAATCGTAATTCCCTCTAGTGATACCGCCTTGATTGGTAGAGGGAAAAAGAGTAAGGCAAAAGCGGACAAGCAATAGAATGTGTACATAGAGAGCGGCAAGACTGCTCTCTTTTTGATATGGAGGTAAAGAAAATATGATGGAATTAACAATTAAAGGACAGGTATATCAATTTAACTTTGGAATGGGATTTTTGAGAGAAATTAATAAACAGACCAATGTCCCGGTAGACGGTGCTCCGGGAGTCAAAAAAGATGTGGGATTTCGGTACGCGCTCATGAATTTAATGGATGGAGACACGGAAGCATTGGTAAACGTCCTTGATATTGCAAATAAAGGTCAAGAATTAAGAGTTACGAGAAACTTTTTGGATGAGTATATCGATGATGAAAACACTGACATCGATGGATTGTTCGACACTGTAATGGGTTTCTTAAAGAGTGCAAATGCTGTGAAGAGAATCGTGAAAGAAGTTCTGGAAGCAGTGGAGAAAGAGAAACAGAAACTGAGTCAGAGGGATTAAATTTTGAAGATACCTACAAGGAAGTAGCCTTAAACTGCTTCCGGTATCTCGGCTTCAAAAGTTTTGATGAGGTCGACAGACTGACAATCCCGGAATACAACTTGCTGATGGAGGCTGTGCGATTAAAAGAGGTAGATAAGGATTACCGTAATCACCTGCAAGCCTTTTTAAATTTCGCTGTAAAAGCAGAGAAGAAAGTGGGAAAAGGAAAGACGAAGCCAGTTTACCAAAGATTTAGGAAATTCTTTGACTACGAAAAAGAAGTGGATCGCGTAAAGAATCGAAAACAAAAAAATGAAAGATTGGATATAATCGGCAGGATGATGAAAGGAGAGTGATGACATGGCAGAAAGCTATTCTGTAAAGGCAATATTATCTGCACAGGACAAAGGTTTTACATCGGCTTTTAAGTCGGCGGCGTCCTCGGCAAGCAGCCTTAAAAGTACTTTGACAAGTGGTCTTGGTTTCGGCGTTATGGCAGGAATCGGTCAAAAAGCATTTGGAACGATTACATCCGGAATTGGCGGTATGGTGTCAGAACTCAATTCATCGAGTGCAGCATGGAAGACTTTTAATGGCAATATGTCGATGCTCGGAAAAGGCGCGGATGATATCTCCTCTGTAAAAAAAGAATTACAAGAATTTGCGGAGGATACAATTTACAGCGCATCCGATATGGCGAGTACTTATGCTCAGTTGAGCGCGGTAGGCATTAAAAGCACGAACAAGCTTGTAAAAGGCTTTGGGGGATTAGCAGCTGCGGCAGAGAATCCAAAGCAGGCAATGAAAACACTAAGCCAGCAAGCTACACAGATGGCAGCAAAGCCGACAGTTGCATGGGCGGACTTTAAACTTATGATCGAGCAGACTCCGGCTGGTATTGCAGCGGTAGCAAAGGAAATGGGAATGTCGACAACAGAGCTTGTGCAGAATGTGCAAGCCGGAACGATTGCGACAGAAGATTTCTTTGATGCAATCGCAAAAGTCGGCACAAATGATGCATTTACAAAGCTTGCGACAGAATATAAGACAGTAGATCAGGCGATGGATGGTCTGACCGAAACAGTAAGTAATAAACTGGCTCCATCATTCGACATTTTATCCGGTCGAGCAATCAAGTCTTTGGACGGAATTATTAATAAGTTCGGAGAGATGGATGGGGATGCAATCGCTGGGAAATTAACTTCATTTCTTGATAAGGCAAGCGGATACTGGAATGTTTTAAAAACAGAGGCTTCCGAGGTAAAGACTGCTTTCGGAGATGCATTTTCTGCGATTGGAAAAGATCTTGGAAAGGTTACTGGTGCGTTTGGCTCTACAGAAAGTATCAGTTCTTTCGCCGGTGTAATGGATTCCGCAAGCGGTGCTTTGCAAACATTTGCCGGATTTTTAGAAGACCATTCTGAAACTATCGCGAAAGTAATTCCTCAGATTCCGAAGCTTGTTGTTGCATATAAGGGCTTTAAGATTGTAAAAAGTGTTGCTCCGTTTGTAGGAGTATTTACGAGTGCGATTGCAGGTCTTGCAGGGACAGGAATAAGTAAAATCGCAGGAAAATTGTTCGGAATCTCTAAGGGGCAAGAAGCAGTAGGTAAAAGCAGTTCGTCAAGTTCTAAAAAAATGATAGCATCTGCAAAGTCGTTCATGATGCTTGGTGCCGGAGTTGCTTTAATCAGTGGAGGATTCTTCCTTCTTGCTCAGGGTGCAAAAGCGGTAGCAGATTCAGGACCATTGGCGGTGGGTGTACTCGCAGGACTCGTGGCAGTTGTAGCAGGTCTAGGACTCGGAATGATGAAAATGTTATCTACAATGTCTGGTGGAACGAAAAAACTTGCAGTAATGTCAAAAGCGATGATTGCTTTTGGGGCGAGTTTATTGATGGTGAGCGCCGCTTTTTATGTCTTATCCAGTGCAGCAATCAATCTCGCCAGTGCGGGACCACTTGCAATCGGCGTGATGGTCGGGATGGTAGCGGCAATCGCTGGACTTATGATCGTTGCAAAAATGGTAGGACCAGCATTGACTGCCGGGGCTGTGGGTTTGCTCGCTTTCGGTGCAGCAGTACTCGTGGCGGCAGCAGGAATGATGCTATTGACTACTGCATCTATATCTTTAGCAAATGCAGGACCTTTAGCTGTCGGAGTGATGTTTGGTCTGATTGTGGCAATCGGTGCCTTAATGGTTGTAGCTGCAGCAGTGGGACCAGCTCTTACAGCAGCTTCCATCGGATTGGTTGCATTTGGCGCTGCGGCACTACTGGTTGGAGTCGGTGCACTGCTTGCAGGAGCTGCGCTTGCAGTGGTAGCTGCAGTACTTCCGATTGTGACAGCTTACGGCACGGCGGGTGCTACGGCAATCTTGCAATTATCTCTTGCGATGATGGCTTTCGCAGCAGGAGCAACACTTGCGGGAGCGGGGAGCATTATTCTCGGTGCCGGACTTATGGTCGTAGGAGCAGGTCTTGCTTTAGTTGGCGCAGCAGTTATTGTGACAGCAGCAGGTATGATGTTGTTGGCAGCAGGAACACTGGTACTCGGTGCGGGACTTTCACTTGTTGTATCTAGTATCATGATTGTGGCAGTGGCACTTCCACTTGTGGCGGCAGGCGCTTTATTGGGTGTGGCAGGATTTACTGCTTTAATGGCAGTATCGGTAGCACTTGGCGCATCAATGTTATTGCTTACAACGTCCTTTACATTGCTTGCTGCTTTATCATTAGCGGCAACAGTCGGAATCACTGCATTTGGATTAGCAATGCTCGCGGGAAGTGTAGGAACACTGGCAATGGCGGCAGCTCTTTTATCCGTAAATTCAAGTATGAAATCCATTTCTAAGAATGCAAAGTCAGCGCAGAAATCTATCACAAGCATGAAGGATTCTGTCAGCATTGTAAATGATGGGTTGGATGCACTTGGAAATAAGGCAAAGAGCGCGGTAAACTCCCTTGTGAGCGCATTTAATGATGGTGCAGGAAGAGCGAAGAGTGCCGGACAGAAGATGGGAGATGGTGTAAAGAATGGAGTTACAAAAGGGCTTCAACCTCTTCCGAATATTGCAAATCAAACGATGAGTCGATTTAATTCTGCTTTATCTTCTGGCGCAAGCAGAGCAATCGCAACAGCTAATATGATGTCCGTGTCAATTGTAGCGGCATTAAGTAGCGCAGCTCCGGGAGCATATAGCAGTGGATTAAGTATCGGTATTAATTTTGCAAACGGATTAGCAGCAAGTCTTGGAAGAATCCAATCAATCGCTGCGCAGATGTCGGCAGCTGCAAGTTCTGCGGCGGCAGCTAAGGCGAGTATGCCAAAGACGAGAAGTATCGTTCCGGCAGAAACAGTAATGGAACCGATGGTGGCGACTTACGGTCTTACTTATACGATGGATCGCAGTATAGACGTACCTACGATCGCAAGTGTAGATACAGTCAGAAATACGCACGTGAATACTTCATCCGGCGGCAGGGAATTATCCGATGAATATAATTACCGTGGAAACGTCACATACACCTTTGTGGTCACGTCTGAACTGGATGGAAAGGAAATTGCTAAAGCAACAGCAGTTTATACTCAGGATGAGCTTGAGAAGCTGGAAAAGAGAAAAATGAGAAGGCAGGGATACAGAAATGTATAGCTTTATAGATGTGAATGAGTATCAGAGGGGCAAAATTCTCCCCTCTGAGGCTATGAGTATTAATGGAAAGTATATCGAAAATGAAATTGATGGATACCGCACTTTGCAGGTGGAAGGCAGGGAATTACTTGAAACAGAGGTAAGTGATTTTCAGATTGGATTCCAAAGTGGAAGCAAATATCAGGACAAAAGAGATCCAGTCCGTGTTATTACGGTGCATTACTCATTGAAAGCCGATTCTCCGGCTTCTTTCCGCGAAAAGTTTAATAAGCTTACCTCGCTTCTCGACCAAGAGCAGGCAAAACTCGTTTTTAATGATGAGCCGGATAAGTACTTTATCGGCACAAAAAGCGATGTAGATTCTGTGGATCCTGGTCTTTTAAGTGTAAAAAGTAGCTTCTCTTTTTACTGTGCAGACCCTTACAAATATTCTAATCAAGTCAAAACGGCAAAAAACAATGGCGGTAAGACGATAACTCTGGTCAATACAGGAAATAAGCCGGTACCGATCACAGTAAGAAGCAAGATGAGGTCAGAGAATGGATATCTTGGGTTGGTATTGGAAGATCGTTTTTATCAGGTAGGAAATCCCGGAGAAGTAGACGGGGAGATGAAGGAAAAGTCCGTAAAACTATTTGACGATCATTTTACGCAGGATAGAGGATGGATATTAAATAATGGCGTAACTCCACCAGTTACGCATGAGAGATTGCAAGTGGGTACAGTTGGATATACAGCAGAAAATCCATCGCAGAACGAAGGATTTGTAAAAGCCACAGCTTACGGTACCGGCAATAGTTGGCATGGTCCGTCTCTTACCAAGATGATTCCATCTACAAGCGGGGGATTGCCTACAAACTGGCGTGCAGAATGGAGATTTGATTTGAATACGGATGGATCACCGAATAAGCCAGTTGAGGTAGGTCATAATTCAGTGACGTTCGCAGACGAGAATGACAATGTCATCTGCTCTGTCGTGTTTGAGGACAATAACCCGGTTGCGGAGCGGTCAGATATGGCAATTTACATCGATAATAAACGAGTTTGGGATACAAGAGAAACAACTGATTTTTACGTCACTGGGCGAAATGATGGCGGTCCGTTTATGGTTGTGGAAAAAATCGGAAGTAAAATCACGGTGGCATTTAGCAAAGATGGGCTGCAAAAGACATTTTTTACAAGCAAACCGAACGCCAAACTGAAGAAAGTGACTTGGTACTGCGCGTCATATCAAAGCAGGAGGGCAATTACAAACAATAATATCCGTGCACTGAATGTGACGAAACATAATGTAAAGTATTACTATGACATTCCGAATTTTTTGCAGAGCGGGGATGTAGTGGAACTTGTCGGGGAAACTAACGAACTGTTTATAAATGATATTAAAAACTGGGATCGTGTAGATATTGGTAGTAAAGTATTGCTCTTACCTCCGGGAGAGCATGTGCTTGGTATAGCTGTGTCGGAATTTGCAACAATGCCAAATGTAGAAGTAACGTATAGAGAAAGGTGGGGATAACATGCAGTGGTTTATTATAGGAAGGGATATGAACGTGCTTGCGAATCCATCGACAGATGCAGAAGGAAGTCTGCCAATTGACGACAGCTCCGGAGGGCAGGAAATTAGTATTGCAAACAACGTAGCAACAGGTATTTACGATTTTGACACAATCTCCAACCACAAGGATTCCAAGCATGTTAAAGTTGGGAACTATATTGCTTTTATTGATAAATATAGAAAGCACCGATTGTACACGATTATGACAGTAGAGGGAAGCTCGGAGTTATCTGTCCATTGCGAGGACATCGGACTGGATCTGATCAACGAGGATGCAGACGAATGGGATACAACTGGAAATCCGGAACCGGTTGCTGTAACAATGGAGAGAGTCTTGGGAGATACCGGTTGGACAATTGGAATTAACGAAATCGCAGATAGAAAGCGAGCAACAAAATACACCAGTCTGACGGACAGCCAACTGGCCAGAATCGGCATGATTATGAATACTTTTGAGGCAGAATGCGATTTTGAGATCGTTATGGAAGGCTCGAAAGTGGTAAAACAAGTTGTAAATATCTATCAGTCCCTCGGGCAAGATTTTACAAATCAGAGATTTGTGGATGAACAGAACCTTGTCGCACTTAGTAGAAATGAATCTATCGAGGATCTATGCACCTGCATGAGATGCTTTGGAAAAGAAAACGAAGAAACGCACCAAAGACTTACGATTGCAGATGTAGCTTATGATGATGGTAGATATTACAGTCCTAAAGGACACACGAAGATCTATGACAGAGAGGCTCATGATAAGTGGTCTAGGTTTAGAGCTTACGGATATGAGGGGCAGACTGAGTTTTTAGGGTACATCAACGGCACATTTGAATATGATACTGACAATGCGCAGGAACTATTTAATCGGGGGCTGTCAGAGCTAAAGACGAAAAACGAGAAGAAAGTCGCTTATGAGGCAGAGCTGTATGACTTACAGGCAGATATTGGCGATATGATACAAGTTGCAGACCATAGTTTCACGGAGCCTACTTATATCTCTGCAAGAATCCAATCTGTCAAGAATCACTACACTGTAAAAGGCGAAGATACGGGTGTTTTGGCAAATTACAAACTGCTTGTAAGCAACCCGACAAAGGATGTATCAAAGTTGCTAGAGGATTTAAAAAATCAAGTTGTAAGTGTAAAATCTTCGGATGTTTCTTATCAAGCAGGAGATTCCGGGACGGAAGTTCCTTCTGGAACATGGAGTCCAGATCCAGTACCAACAGAAGCTGGTAAGTATCTTTGGACTCGAACAGTAATAACTTATACAGACGGAAGTAGTACAACGTCTTATTCGGTGTCAAAGAATGGTGTTGACGGTGCTCCGGGAAAGCCTGGCGAACCTGGAAAGCCGGGAGAGCCGGGGCAAAATGGTGTCGGCATCGAAAATATCACAAAATATTATCTTGCATCCAACAAAAATACTGGTATTACGGCAAGCGCTTATGGCTGGACAACTACTATGCAGCAGATCACACCCGAAAAGAAGTATCTTTGGAGTTATGAAAACACAGCCTATACAAACGGCACATCGATAAATACAACCCCAGTTATTATCGGAGTGCATGGTGATAACGGAGCAGATGGAAATCCAACAGGGGTGATAGAAAGCGAGACAGAGCCTGTTGATCCATACATCGGAATGCTTTGGAAAAATACTGGAACATCCGGAGGCAGGGTACAAGGCGCGGTATATCGCTGGAATGGATCAATGTGGGAATTGTTTAAATTTACAGTATCCAATATAGAGGCAGAGACATTCAAAGGTTTTGATTTTATTGGAGCGAATTTCACAAGCGTCGATGAGTTTATTTCGCCGCACCACATCGATGATAACACCGTTGTGGAAGCAAAGCACAAAGTAAATCTTAAGATAAGTAATGGGGCTATTGTAGCAACGGATGACTTATACTTTAAACAAGGCGAGGGGTGGACTTCCTCTCCGCAAGAGCATAGATTAACGCAGTTATTGGCCGGAAACGGAATCTATTGTTATATAGAGGATTATCGGACCGGAGAAAGAAAAAGGATGAGTTTGGATGCAGACGGTTTTGAGCCTCCGCTGTCCTTTTTTAATCTTGTTTATCCGGTTGGGTCAATTTACATGTCTGTAAATCCAATAAATCCATCAGAACTCTTCCCACTAACAGCATGGGCTGAATGGGGAAAAGGAAGAGTGCCAGTAGGTGTGGATACATCTCAGACAGAATTTAACAAGGCAGAGAAGACAGGTGGATCTAAAACTGTAACACTTACAGTCGATCAGATGCCGAGACACACTCATAACGTCCCGAAACCGGAATGGTATGGGGTTACGTCACAGTCAGATACTGGTTTCGGATTGCTCAGAACGAAAAATCCAATAAAGGACGGAAGCGATGGCTTCGTTTCTGCTGCCACTGGTGGCGGTAAGGCACACAGCAACTTGCAGCCGTACATAACTTGCTATATGTGGGTAAGGACGGCGTAGGAGGAGAATAATGGAGATTAGAGCAAGACCGTAATGGTCTTATTTTTATGCAATATTATAAATAGGAGAATTTTATGGAAACTTTTATCATGCAGACATATACTATTGTACTTCCGATAATTCTAGGGTACGTTGTATGGCTGCTTAAAAATCAAAAGAAAGACCGAGATGCAAATAGCAAAGGAACGATGCTTTTGCTCAGAGTTCAGATGATTGAGTACCACGAGAAGTGGATTGCAAGAGGCTATGTAACAAAACATGGGCTTGAAAATTTTATTGAGATGTATGATTCATATCACGATCTCGGCGGAAACGGGGTGGCTACGCAGCTGCTTGAAGAAGTGAAGGAATTGCCGATTAGAGGTTAGGAGGTAGAAAGAATGGAACAGATTATGAATTATGTCAAACCAGAGTTGATTGTAGTAGCAGTAGTGTTGTATTTTTGCGGTATGGGGTTAAAGCAGTCACAGGCAGTGAAAGATAAGTACATTCCGGCGATTTTAGGGGCAGGAGGAATCTTCTTGGCAACAATCTATGTGATTGCAACTTGCCCGCTAGGAACAATGCAGGAGATTGCAATGGCAGTATTTACAGCGATTGTGCAAGGCATTTTGGTAGCAGGGTTAAGCACATATATCAATCAGACGATTAAACAACTCGGAAAAAATGAATAAAATAGCAAAAAAGCAAGGGGAGTCTTCGGACTCTCTTTTGTTGTGTTCGAAGGAGGAAGAGATATGAGTATTTGTAATGGAGTAGCAGGAAATAGAGGAAGAAATCCAATCGGAATTTTTATCCACAACGATGCCGGAAGTCAAAATGCGAATGCGGCATTTTATCGGAATTGGCTGCAAACACATCCTTTGGAAAATGGTTTCGCGCATTATTATGTGGCTCAGGACGGCATCTTACAGGCGGAAGATGATTCAAATTGCGCATGGCATTGTGGGAACTTAGATGGGAATTTAAACTATTTAAGCGTAGAAGTATGTCAGAGCATGGGGGATTTAGACGTATTTAAACATAACGAAGAGAAAGCTTTTCAGCTGGTTGCAAGTAAATGTATTCAGTATGGAATTACACCTAATGAAAATACAATCAGATTGCATCAAGAAGTTTACGCGACAAGCTGCCCTCATAGATCAGTAGAGATTCACGGGGGTAGAGGTGCAACAAAAGCATATTTCATTGAGCGGATCAAGGCTCATATCAAACAACAGACAGCGAAGCCATCAGAGCCACCAAAGCCAAAAACTCCTCTATGGTATCAGGCACATGTATCCGGTAAAGGTTGGATGGATGCGGTAAACGGAGGCACTGCCGGAACTGTGGGACAAAATCGAGCGCTGGAAGCAATCAAGATTGACATGCGTAAGTTGAACTTTAAGATCAAGGCTCGTGCTCATATCCAAAATATTGGGCTTAAGGATTTTGGCTATATTAAGCATGATACAGTCATCGGGACGACCGGAAAAGGCTTGCAGATGGAAGCGATTGAGTTGATTGCTGAGGGATTAAATGGGAAGAAGCTGCAGACTAGAGTGCATATTCAGGACATTGGTTGGACTCGTTGGACATCTGGCATGATCGGTACGGTTGGAATGAATAAGAAAATCGAAGCGATTGAGCTTAGATTGGTATAAAATGAATTGGTGGCATTGTCACCATTTTGCCACCGATATAAAGATATAACGCAAAGATATAAAAATCGGAAAAATCTGAACTGTTGAAAAAGCCTTGATTTTACAGTATTATAGGAGATGTGCAGAGATGCGCGAAGCTAAACTTTTAAAAGGTTAGAAATACCGTTCATGTGGAGACTGTATGTTTGCTGTCAAAAAGAGATTGGTTAAAGCCTAAAAAGTATAAAAAATAGCGTATTTCCGGGCTTTTTCGGGTATTTTTAAGATTCCGGATTTGCTCGGTTTTTTCTATGGAAACATATCTACTATAAAAATGATTTAGGGTTGAGGCTGTGGGAAAGTGTGAAATAGGTTGTGGCACTAAAATAGATGGTGTCTAGGTTCCAAACTCAAACAGAGTGAGTGAAATAGATGTTGCCTAATATGGCAACTCGACTGTCGGCTGTATGGCAGGCAGTGGATTAGATGTTATGGAGGGAGTGAGGAAAAGTGGGAAACTCAAACTGGATTTGGCCATCCAAAGATATGGACTTTTGGAAAATTGAAAATAAAACATCTTTTGTAACAGTTAAATGGAGCCATAATTGTTTTGATGATTACAAGTTATTAGCGTATCAGTTCTATGAATGTGGATATAACACCTTTGAAGAAGTGATTGGTAGTGGGCATGATAATGTTAAATCAGATATGTGGTTTTTAACAAGTATTTTTTTAGTACGCCATAGTATTGAGTTGGGATTGAAAGCTTTATTATGTAGAGTATTATCGCGCAAAAGAGATATTGAAGATGCTTTTGAAGAATGTTGTCATGATG